GTGATTGTGGGGTTGGCGCTGATAGCCTTGCCGTTTACGGTATAGGCTGAAATCACGTTAAACTTGGCGAGAATCTTTGACCAAAGATACTTCACGCCTTCATAATCCAAAAACTTCATAATCCAAAAATTTAAATTTAAACTAATATTTTAAAAATCTCTTCGCCTTCAATGGTTGTCACGACATGGTGTGAATCTCCGTCCAATAGACGTTCTCTCCGTTGTATTCCGTCACCTTAACGCCGTGGAGGTAGAAGAAGTGCCCAAAGGCCGAGGGCAGCTCGCACATGCACACTATTATCAGCGTGGCCGCCACGCCGCCAATGGTGTAGTCCACCCCAAAGGGCTTCAACGCCACCATGCCCATTATCATGCCCATCGTCACCCACACGATGTAGTCCATGAGCTTGTTCATCGTCCTGCGCCACGCCCTTGAGGTGTGCCACTTGTACTTATCCATAAGCACGGCGTCGTCAATCCTCTTCGCCTCGTCGTACCTCTTGTGGCTCTCGCCCCACCCGAAGCGGAAGTCCGCCATCACGCACAGCAGTATCAGCATGAGCATCCACCGAGCGTCCGTGAGTATGCCCACCATCTCACTCCCCACGAGGGCTATTATTCCAAGTCTTGTTCCTGTTTCCATAAGCGTTCCGTCATTAAGTGAAAGACATGGCCTTGTCACAGCTTGCGACCCAAATCACCGTCTCGCCATATCGGTATGTCTTCGAGGTTTGCGTGCCGCCGCTGGTGACAAGCTCCACCCTTTGGCGCACAAGACAGACGCACTCCGCGCTGAGAAACTGCCCGTTCTCGACGGTCATCGTGCCAGTCACGTCGAAAACAGGGTACATCTCTCCGCTGTCAAGATAGGACTCAAGCGTCTGTACGCCGCTGACCTCAAGCGTAGCCCCCGAATTGTTGTATATCATGACCCTGTTGCCGACAAGCGACCTTATGCCGTCAAGAAAGTCGGACAACGTATAGCCCATAGTCGCCAATTCTTCATCATCGCCATAATATGTCATCACCTTGCTCTTGGTGGCGGTGCTGTAAGTGGTCGGATAGAAGTAGGGCAACGCTATCTGCACCGTTCCCGACAAGGGTATTGACGAGTCCAGCACTATCCACGGCGTAAGGTCAGTGAAGTCGATGTAATATGAAATGTCGTTCTCCTTGATGAATTTCGTGTAGTTTGACGCTTTCAGTATGGTCTTTGACCGCCGCATCATGCCGCCGAACGTGCCGCCCTCACACTTTATGTCGCCCGTGAAGATGGTGTCGCCGTCCTCCGTGTAGAAGACCTTGTTGCCGCTGTTGTCCCGCACCGTGAACTTGTCGGCTGTCACCGTCATCTTCTTGTTCTCAATGTCGATGCCCGTGGCGTAAAGCCCGTTGGTGAGCGTGCCGTCCGTGGCCATGCCGCCGCGCTCCACCCTCGGCTCGTAGATGTACGCCGCCCCCGAGACCACGTCTATCCATGCGCTTGTGTCGGCCACGCTAAGGCTCTCCGCCATCGTGAAGGTCACGGCGTAACGCTTCCACTCGCTTGTGGTCGTAATGGAAAGCTGGCCGTCAGAAGCGAAGCCAACAACGCCGTCGGATGTCATGGAGCCTACGCACACGCCCGTGTCGAGCCTCACGAGCAGCGTGCCGCCGCCCTTAGCCCAAAAGGACATCGTGTAGGTGTTCCTCACGGACACGGCGAACGTGCCTGCGGTATAGACGAAGCTCTCAAGCGCGCCGCTTTGGTAGAAGCACGCGCCAGTGTCGCCGTCAGGCAGCAGGGCGGTGGCCTCAACGCCGTCGCAATCCCACCCGTCAGCTACGGCGAGGTCGGGCTTGGGGTAATAGTCCTCGTCACGCCCTTGCCACGGCGTGGCCGCCTTGCCCTCCTCAAGCATCGTCCAGCGCACCGCACCCACCGCACCAGCCGTTGTCGTGGTGGAACTCGTGCCAGTGGAGTTTGAGCATACACAGGCGTAAACGGAGAACGTAGCCGTGGCCGTGGGCGTTATCGTCACGCTCTTCACCGTCCACTCCGTCTCCGTGAACGATACCACCGCCGACTGCTTCCAGTCAGAAGTGAAAACGAAGACGCCCAAGTTCCTGCCCTCATTCGCCAACGCCGCCGTGACTTTCGCCTCGGCCGACAGCGTGTAGGCCTTGCCTTTCGTCAGCACGGCTTGCATCACGTGGTTGGAGGTGTCGCCCTGCGTCACCCTCCGCATCATGCTCCCCGCGAGCAGGTTTCTGCCCGTCACGGCGGAGCGCGCCACCGTCAGGCTTATGCCTTCCGCCGTCTGCTCCAACTTCGAGACGCTCTCCGTCAGCTCGGCGTCCGCCTGCTCTAATTTCGTCACCGCGCCTGTTATGCCTTTGACGGTGACGCTCAGAGATGCGGAGTACTTCGCCACGCTCACCGTGAAGGGCAGCCGCCCCGTCCACATCGAGGTCTCTCCGCCGTCAGTGGCGATGGCCGTCACCTCCACGTAGCCCGAAGCGTAGGGCAGCGTCACGATGCCGCCGTCCTGCGTGTAGCTGTACGTGGATATCTCGGTGATGGTCACCTCCGCCCCGTCATAATCGGCGTCGCAGTGGCTGTAGTCGATGCCTATTATCGTGGGCGTGACGGACGATGACCCGTGCGTGGACTGAAGGGTGGCCGAAGCGTCAGTGAGCAGCACCGCCCCCGTCTCGTCCGTCTCAAGGGTGATGACGGCGGGGGTGAAGCCCCACGCCCATCCGTCCTTTCCGTAGTTGCCCACAACGTGCGGCGTGGTGTCGGAGCTTGTGCCGTCGGTGAAAAGCGTGTGTTCGTAGTTCCACAGGTAGGGCTGGCTGGCGGTGGGCTGCGGCGGCGTGGCCTGCCATTCGGACGGGGCGGTCTCGCCGCTCGCTCCGAGTCCGTAGTAGTCGGTTATCTCGCTTATGCCTTTGGCGAAAGAGCCTATGAGGTGGTACGCCGCGCCGCCTATCACGTTGCCCTCCGTGTCAAGGGTCTCCTCCCTGTTCCACAGGTAGGGGTAGGCGTCCGTCAGCTCAGGGGGCGTGTCGGTCTCGCCGTCGTTGAGAGTGTAGTCGGTGGGGCTTTGGCTGCGCACGTAGTATTCCTTCACGCTTCCCACGCCCACGCCGTCATAGACGCATCCGAGGTGCGCCACCGCCACGGTCTGGCCGTCCACTTGGGCGGTTATGTCCACCGCCCTCGGCGTGACGTTGTCCCAGTCGAAAGTGGTGGGGTTGCCGCCGCTGTCGTCGCCGAGGTCGGTGGCGATGGAGTCGCTCGTCTTGCAGGTTATCTGCACGCCGCTGGCGGGCGTGGTGCTAGCCCCTCCCTTCAGGCGGTGGAGGGTCGCCTTTATGCTGTCGGTCTTGCAGTTGCCGTCCTTGTCGAAGTGTATGGCCGATGGCTCGCAGTCAAGGAAGTAGGACGAGACGTCCTCGCCGCGCCTCACGGCTATGAAAGCCAGCGGCGCGGTGACGGTGCGGCTCTCGCCGCCGAGCGTGTACGCCGCCGTTATGGTGAACGTGTTGCCGAGCAGCGAGTCCCCTATGTCCTGCGCCTCGCTCAGCGGGAGGTCTATGCCAAGGTCGAATGACGAATCCTCAAAGTTCGTGCAGACGACATAGTCCGACAGCCTTTCGGGTATGGTGATTTCGGTGAACTTCGCCTCCGTGTCCGAGGGGTTGAGCGTTCCCGTGTATGCCATGGATATGGGCGTGCATATCACGCCGTCAGAGTCGCACTCCACGTACACCGTGTTCCCGCTGTCGAACTGGAGCGTCACGGGCTGCTCCGCGCCCTCGCCCCTCGTCAGCTGCCACGTGTAGTCGTTCTTCGTCAGGTGGGAGTCGCCGCTGGTGTGGTCGCTCACGAAGCCAGTGTACGTGTAGTCCGCCCTCACCACGCCGTCAGAGTCGGCCTCCAGCTCGCTCTCACGCACGAAGTCGGCGGTGTCCGTCAGGCTGTCGCAGTAGGCGCGGTGGATGTAGGACACCAGCCCCGCGGCGTCTATGTCAAGGCTGCCGCGCAGGAGGTTGCCGCCAGCGGACAGCCACGAGTAGCGCGCCCCCGCGAGGTCGAAGGAGCGTATCTGCTCGTACTGGACGATGGCGGGGCATTTCACGGCTTCTATGGCGGCGTTGCCGTCGGAGGCCGCCCTGCCGTTGTCTATCCACTTGTAGGCGGCGATGGCTATCGCGCTGTCGTACTTCTCCGAGTCAGCCGTGCCGTCCTTTATCTCGTCCTCCGTGTAGCGGTGGCCGAGCTGCATCACCCTGTCGCCCTCAAGTGGCGCGTCGCTGTCAAGCCCCGTGCCTGTCTCGCCCGACGCGCCGTCATACGTCACCGCCGACACGTCTATGTAGTGGCAGCCAAGCTCCTCGCCGTCCTCGGCAAGGGTCTCGCTGCCTACGCCAGTGACGAGCCGCCACCAGTAGCGGTTCGAGGCGTCGTAGCCGTCACCTGTGGCGAGGTTCACCGTGTAGCTCACGGCTTGGTCGTTCACGCTCCAGTCGTTGGTCGTCTTGTTGCCGTCGTCGTCGGAGGCGCGCCAGTGAAGCCGCCAGCCCGTCAGCTCGCCCTCGGTGTCCGAGGCGGAGGGTCCGCGCAACTCCGTGACCTTGTACACGGACGGGATATTCGCCTTCGAGAACACCGCCGTGCCGCCGACGCTCGTCAGCTTGTCTATCACAAGCTCGAAGAAGTGCGCCTTCTTCGTCACGGTCAGGTAGTCGGTGGTTATCTCCGTGGACTGTATGACGCTCGCTATCAGCTGCTTCAGCGTGGCCACGCCGTCGGAGGTCAGGCCGTAAGCGCCGCTCGTGCCGAGCTGGAGGCCTTGCAGGAGGGTCAGAAGGCCAGAAGCCGTGTCGGCCTTGTCCTTGCGGAGGAACATCTGCAACGACCTCAATGCGGAATACACGTTCTTGTCCGTGGCCGCCGTGCTGTCGCCCGTGCGTATCACATAAAGGCTCGATCCGCCG